TACCGTATGACTTGCAATAGGTACAAAACCACCAATACTATCAACAAGCGCCACAACACGTGCCTCAATAGCACCTGTAGTAGCAATGTGTTGATCGTCTGGTGTCCAGATGTTAGAACTACTGATATACTCAGCCGAATCTACATTCCAGAAACGGGCATCAGCTTCTGCTTCAGTGTAATAACGGTTATCTAGTTGACCTGCATTGAGTTCAGTCTCGGTATAGTATCGAGTATCGAGTGCACCATTGTTGAGTTCAGTCTCCGTATAATACCTAGAGTCAATAGCACCGTTAAGAAGCTCTGTCTCTGTAAAGTAGCGGTTATCTAATTGTCCAGCATTAAGCTCTGTCTCAGTATAGTAACGAGAGTCAATGGCGCCATTAAGTAGTTCAGTTTCCGTGAAATAACGATTATCTAGTTGACCACCATCTAGATTACTCTTTGTGTAGAATGTTGCATCTACATAAGTTTCCAGGTTATCTTGTTCTGTAGCAGTATCTTGAGCTACATACAAGCTCTGAGTGAAGTTATCATTCAGATCCTGTGAACGAATAGCAGAACCCGGATAGAACTGAGCAGCCAGATCAGCATCATCGGTTTGTCTGTAGATCCGAATAGCTACACCATTGGCAGGTGCAGTGTTGAATTGGATCGTTGTAGCATTGGCTAAGGTATATGCAGTTGTTATGCTACCGTCAAGGGAAACCTTGATATCAGTAGACTCTAGGTATGGGAAGGTGAAAGAATAGAGAACGGTTGAACCGTTCCCTGTATAGGTATTCTGAGTGACAGCCATTTACGCTTAGTTGCGAAGTTGTAGTAGTTCTTGTACTTGGGTGGCTGTGGTGGAAGCGCCTTCAAGATTGCCGGATTGCATTTGTCGCTTCTGGAATTTCTTCATAAGACTGATATCAGCATTAGTTGCATTCTCTTGTTCGTATGCAGCCCATGCTTGCTTAAATGCATCGTTATGAATACGATCCAGCTCTTTATGGACAATAGTATCCTTGATAGCATAATCGCTTTGCTTTAGTTGACCACGACGGCCAACATATTCTTTAATCTGCTTATCCCAGAATTTATCTGGTGCATTCATCATCTGCTCAATCTGACCTCTAAGATCAGCATTCTGAGCAACCCAGTTGTTAATCCACTGTCGCTCACCAGGAGTCAGAGGATTACCAGTAGTCAGGTTTGTGCGGGGTGTCTGAAGACCATCCCATCCAGTACTCAACAACCACTGCCTCCACGGTTCTAGACCACCAGACTGCTTGAAGAATGGCATGAAGGCATTCAAAGCAGAGGTTAGGGGATCAGCGGCTTGGTTAATAGGTATGCCAGTATAAATATCAAGATAGCTTTGACGTGTCTCGCCTTCAGGTACAGCAAACCTATTACGGTTAGACATGTATGACAGGAAGTCATTCTGTACGTCTTGAAGCTGTGGAACAATCGCTCTACTTAATACACTACGTACACCTGCATAAGGCAGCATACTGTCAGCCTGCATTGCTAAAAACCTATTCCATGCGCCTTCATCACCAGACAACATAGACACCAACGGCTCAAACCCACTGAGGAATGTTTTGTTGGTGACATTCATGCCGATTGAGTGTGAGATCTTGCGGAAGATGTCTTCAGTAAATGCCTGATCAACACGCTCTGCTGAATACACAGCATCAGCTACAAGACCAAGTAGGGAATCAAATGGTTCAAACCCTTGGTAGCTATACCAGTTACCATCAGGACCCATCAATGAATACGGTCTCCAACCAATATCCATCATCCGCTTCTTCTCTGCAGCGTCTTGTGGTCCACTACCAGTCAGTTTACCGCTAAGTGCCCAGAGACCAGCTCCAGTCACAACAGCAGATCCCATCACTTGACGACCAAGATACTCAGACTTCAATGCATTAAATGCAGTCTGACTGAATTCATCAATACCATGCTCACGTAATGCATCAAGCATCTCGTCCTGAGTCTTTGCACCTAACACGCGACGTGCACGTGTCATTGCAGGACCAATGTTACTAAGTGGATTAAAGCTCCATCCCATCTCAAGAGCATTCAGACCAGTTCGTGGGAACATGAACAAGCCTTTAGCAGCAGGCACTCGCTTCATGAAGTTCTCAAGTGCACCAACCATATCGTTATCCAAGTTCATGGCAATCTCACCAGTAGCAAACTTGGCATACTTATCAGTCAGTAGACCGGATTCATCAAATGCCTCACCATATAAGCGCTGCTGCATCTGTTGAAACTCAGCAGCTACATCATCATTCCAGACACCTTTAGTCCTAGTGAATAGTTCATCATATGCCTTGAGACGTGATGTCATTGAAGCCATCATGGATCCAGTGAATCCATCAATAGCTTGCATAGCAGCGACACCATAACGTGTCCAGATCTGACCATTCCACCAGTTCAATCCATTAGCAATGTTAAATGCAGCAACCTTACCAATCTCTCCATTTCGCTTAGCGCCTTCGATGTACGACTCCATCACTTCAAACTGTTGAAGTGTCTGTTCCATACGTGCATAGTCAGCACGACTGGTATACATCGGATCAGCTGCAGCACGCTTCCATTCGTCACCCATGACTTTGAAGCCACGTTGGAGGTTTTCTGAGATACCACCAAAGCCAACCAAGGCACGCTTAAATGTCTTTGCATCTGCTGCTGACCCAGCAAGAGTTGATAACGGCTTAGCAATCAACATCACAGCGTTACCAGCTGCAGCACGTACAGCAGATAGTCCAGACAACACACTATTAATGCGTGCAGTCTGCATACCTTGTACTACAAGACTAGGTACTTCAGGTTCGTTGTCAATGAATGCCTTACGGATAATGCCAAGTGAATTCTCAGCATAGCGATGCATCTTATGGATTTGATCAACGCTACCATTGGTGACATCGTATGCTTTAACAAGCGCTTCTGCAAATGATGGATTCTCACGCATCATGCTCTTGAATTCATCATTGAACTTCTTCGCATTAGCACGAGCAAGGCTGATGCTTTCCTCAAGTTCTCCAAGTTTCTTGAGGTGTTCAACAACAGCTTGTGGGTTCTTGTAATCCAACTTTGCTGCTTGTAGCTGCCAACCACGGATGTATTGAGATGCACGAACTTCACTGTTGATCAGCTGTAGATTCTCCATGACCATCTCTTGCTGACGACTGGTGTCTACAGCACCATCAAATGCACGTACACCAGTAGCAGTATCAGTGACAGTATCAGCTGCCTGCTGAGTCATCATTGCTTTTACTCGAATCTTATTTGGATCGAGTAATGCGAGATATCCACGCTTAACAGCAGCAGCACCAATCTGGAAGCTTTCTTGGTCTAGGAAGCGACTACCATCAATCAGGTTGCGCTTCATGTCATCTACTAGCTTTCCGAAGTCATCAGGATTCATTCGGAATGCAGATCCCGCCAGGTTGTCAATAGCACCCTTTAGATCAGCTTCTGTATAGCGTTGCTTACCACGTGTCACTTCAACGCTTGGTGCAAGACGTGCTGCAATTTCATCAGCTAATTCAATCTGCTCATCTGTAGTAGCGTTCAGATACCGCTTCATGAATGATTCAGTCATCATGGGAGCAGCTCTACCATTCAATGTATTGTCATTACGTTGAATAGCCGCGTGATCAATAACTGATCGTTTGGGGTCAGCATCGACACCACTCATTGCACGTTGCTGGAACTCATGAGGTTCATTAGCAAAGTGGCTGTGATTGGCACCATCAGGATCATTCATAACGTCATCCAAACCCCGTTGTGCTACTTGTGCATCACGGTCTAGATCACGACCCTTTACTGCTCCATATTCAGAATCAGCAATACCCATTGCTTCAGCTCGACGTGCAATAGCAGCGTGTCGATCCATTGGAGGCATTGCAAGAAAGTCAATACCTGCAGCTTCGCTTTCAGCAATCAGTAGGTCTTCTACTTGCTTCAGCTCAGCATTGTCTAATGAGTTGACAATGTTATCTGCCTGCTTAGTTGCTACATATGCAGCACCTGCCTCATCAACACCTTTGATTGCAGTACGAACACCTTTACCTTTAGTGAACATACCAAGAAGACCTGTTGCTACAACACCAAGTCCCATGTTTTCTAGGATGTTCACACGTCGCACAACATCAGGATCATCACCTGCACGGTTTGCCCAGGGGATCGTTCCTTCTCCTAATGCCATCTCCAGAAGGTTTCCGAAGTTACCCTCCTTAGCTGTGTCAGCATCAATAGCGGATACCGCAACATCAACACCAGCACCGGCAGCTACTTGAGCACCAAGCTCAGACCATTTACCAAGTTTCTGTACCTTGTTAGCCATACCAAGCTTGGTTGCTGCAGCA